TCATTCAAATACCAGATTGCTGCAAGGGTTCCGGAACCCGATGTGCCGCCAGTGAAGTCTGTTTTAGTCATGCCGGTCGCGCCAAGTTCCGTTATATTAACTGTTGTATTCCCGGTCGTACCGAGAACTGCTTGGGTTACGGTAACAACATTAGCGCTATTGGTAGCAGTAAAGAAGTTATTATAGTTTATAGCTGTTGCAATTGAACTAGCTTGAGCCGTGGCCTGCAAAGTGTTATCTGTACTTGATGCATAAGTCCCGGCCTCCACATTCCCATCTGTTGCTGCGGAAGTTGTTGTGCCTCCTACTCCATTTAGCGTACAAGTGATTGTTGTTCCGGCGGTGGTTACTAAGGAGATAATATCCCCTTCGCCGATGTTATCTACATCGGCGACGGTTACAGTGATGGTTGCTTCGGCTTGGGGGCCGAGGTTGCCGGTGGATCCCGAAGCCCATACAAATAAACCATAGGCGCCGCCGTTGGCGGCCGCTGTATCATTAGGGGTTGCATCCGTGTCCCAGCCGGCGGTGCCGACGGTTGTGGCCTCTGGGGATTGTGTGCCCATGAGGCGAACAAAGGTAACCGGGCCGACGCCGGATCTTAAATAAGCTTGGGCCGCATACCCAGCATAGGTCGGGGCTGAATAATTACCATCACGCCAGACATCGCCTTTGCCGCCTTTTCCTGAAATGGGGTACCCAAACTTTTGGACAAACTCTGAAAAAGAGCTAACCTTAACGGGGATCATCCCGGGGCCCTTTTCGGCGCGCCCAATAATAACCGGGCCTTCGTTTTCCGGTAACGCTGGGATGTGTGATTGATCTATCTCGTTCAGAAAGATCCCCGGGGATACGAATCTAAACTTTTTGGCATCGAATTCTGACATCTACATTTCTCCTTAATATAGCTAACTAACTATACAGCCTTTCTACAGAGTAAATAGTATTGCAGTGAGGCAAAACCCATTTTACTCTCTATAAAAACCTTTCCCCTTATCATTCTTTCCTAAGAAGGTGTTTATATCTTCTAGGATTACTTTTTCTCTAGGTATCTTAATATCGACATAGTTTTCTACAAATGATAATTTTGGTTTTTCATCATTTGGACCTTCGCCCATCAAATATCCAAGAATACGTAACTGAATCTCTGTTTCGTAACTTCTTTCTTCTTCGCCCAGTTCGGCAACATTGTTTGATTGTGCAAAATCATTCTCTATAAAACCCTCAAATCTATGACCCTCATGGGATATGAAAAAATCATTAATTTGCCCAGTTTTAGTAATAAATGGCTGAAATATATCATTCATTTGTTGTAGATATTCCGCCCTTATTTTAATTGAATACATCGCTTTTACATAAACCGGAATGGGTTGATACACCGTCTGGAAAACGACTCTACTTTTGTCGGCCGACAGGCTAGGAAAGTTAATTTGGCCGTGGCCAACAGTGACATTGTTGATATCCCCACTCCTCCTGGCAGACCAAGCATTTTTAAAATTAGATGTTTTCTCTTGGTTGATCCTTCTTCCCGCTGGGACGTTCATCCTCCTGACGGATCGTAATCCTGTGCCAGTGTCTGGAATATGTGCTTGAAATGTGCCTTTAAATGCTGGGTCTTTTACTACGGACGTCCTCTCAATCGTTGCCAGTGGTAGTTTTAACACGCCGCTCGAATCCCGAAGATCTTTGTCTTTTTTAATTTGATATGCTCTTTCCGCTGACACCCAAATAACTGGTACTTTTGACCAGCCTTTGTTTGTATTAACGTGTAAATTTAGTTTTTTGTCAATGAAATTAAACAGAGCCTGGTCGATAGTCTCAAGTGTTGATGGCATGAATTGCACTTCTTTAAGATTGCCATCGGCATCTTTTATTTCAGTATATGAATAATCATGTGGCATCGAAAAGGCCCTCGCGTGCTATCACGCATTTAGCAGAGATTTCCAGCCTATGGTCTATTTGGCCAAAGAGTTGCTTAGGCTCTGCTAAGGTAACTATCTCGTAATATATCTTTCCGTATAAAATAAAGTCACCTTCCCTCACAAAAAGATCCTGATCCTCAGTTAAGCGCCGTTTATGAAAGTGAATTGTAAGGCTTGACTCTTTGTCAAGGCCGATATTAGTATTATATTTTGTATTAATTCCATCAAACTCAACTAAAGCGTGAACTCTGACAGGAGGAAGAAATGTTTTTCGAATAGCTTCACCATAAAGATCGTGGTAGTTTGTTCTATCAATATCAAGAGGATAGTAAATAACAGTTTGGCCGATGACTCTTTCAATTAGTTCATCATTAACTTGTTTTACAAGATCTCTTTCCTTTTTGCCTGTAAATAAAGGAGGCGGGGGAGCATCTGGCTGTGACCATTTATTTTTAGTTGACATCTAACTACCCCTGATATATTAGTAATGGTATCTCGCTTTGAACAGTGTCTATCGCTTTCATCATATCTGCGTCTTGTTCTGCAAGAGCCTTATAGGTCATCTCATCCAATATGGCCTTAAGCTCTTCCTTAAGGGCATCCTGCTCAGCCTTTGCTTGGCCAAGAAGATCAGCAGAATTTAAAGTAACACTATCACCTGGGATTGGTATAGATCCTCCGAACTTGCCTCGTATTTGGCCCAGCATCTCTTTGCTAAGGGCCAGGGCGAAACGGCGAATCCAATGCTTGCCGATTGAGTTAATATTCTTATAAGGGATATTTTCAAACGGCAAAGTATTCATGTTATTGATGCCACCTGCCCCGTATTTACGATCTGAGTCCTCGGTCCAAGGATCTGATTCAATCGTAAAATTGACCCAGAAAGATTTAATGTGCCCATCAGGAATAGGAAATATTCTTAATTTATTATTTTTAATCTCGTAAGAATAATGAGACAATCTTGTCCAAATATGATCTTCATAAGCCTGAGCTTGTAATTTGTTATGCCATGCTGGGATCAACTCAAATGTAGTATCGTCTGAATACTGCCCATAATAGTTTAAGTTCCCTACAACATTAAGGCCACCATAGTATCCATAGAATCTCCACATAGATTGCGGAGTTTTAAAAAATACTTTATCAATTCTTATTTTTCTATTTCCAACTAAGCCGGCATAGTCGACGGGATCGCCGGTGGCCGGATCCACATTACTAGCTGCGGAAGAAGAAATAATTGTTTGTAAATCATAATCCTGAACGGAAGCTGAGGTTGAGAAGGAGGCTGAATACATCATTCTATTGCCGCCAAAACCAGCTTCTTCGGCAATACCATCGCCGACCCGGCGAGCATATCTTAGCTCAAAACGAGGAAATGATAAGTTAACAGCAGAACCACTAGCATCCCCGCCAGTCATTTGTCCATCGTGATCAAACGTGCCTGTAGCAAAGCCCAAAAGGCTTCCAAGAACATTCTTGGCCTGATGTTTATTAATGTGGTAAGAATATTCTAATACAGCCTCTTCATAAGCTGCATAAACATTGCCAACGGTAAGTTCTACATCTAAAACATCGCCACCGAGCTTTTTGTATGTATAGGCTACTTGATCTGACGCGCCAGAAACGAAGGTGGTGCTGTATAGGGCCGAGGTTGTATCTACATATAGGCCAAATGGATAATGAGTTGTGCGGGCAGCACCATTACCAGTTGTAGCTGTACTGCCAGTAGAGGTTAATATAACTTTGCTAGTTGTACTAGCCGGCGTCAGGGTTGGTTTAGCCATGCATATATTCTCCTATATATTATAAATAGTTTGCACAAAACAAAACCCCCTAGACTATGCTGGCAACTCCTCTATATAAGAATATTTATTCGACTTTTTTGGTTTTTGTCGTAGCGACCTTTTTCGTCGCGGCCTTCGTGGTTCTCTTACGCGGCGCCGGAGCCGTTTTAGCTGGCTCGGATTTCTGGGCCTTGGAGGCCGAGGTCTTCGCTTCTTGAGAACGTCGGGCGTTTGCATATCTAGACATATAAATTCTCCTATTTAAAAAACTTCCCCGCTTGGCGGGGAAGCCCTATCTCACTAAACAAAGGTTATATCAGCTACCATCTTTCGGAACTGCAACCCCTTCCACTGTAATAACAAACTTACCAGTTGCATAGGTACCTGGCTCACCGGAGGAGCCGTTGACTAGGTAAAAATACTCATAGGTGTCACCAATATCATGCATGGTGCCAATAGTTGCTGCATAATGATCGATGGAGCCCAGAGTCCAGTCGCCGTTGGCGATAACTAACGTTGTCGCTTCATCATCGATAAGAACGTTCTGAGTTCCGGTTGCGGCCCATGTTGCACTTAAGTCAATATCTCTTTCGGCGCCAGTGGGCGCTTCAAGGCATGCCATTTCAACATTTGTTATGTA